CCACTATCAATAAATTCACTGCAAAGCCTGTGGACAGTAAGAAGAAACGCAAGGTTGCAGGATATGCCCGTGTCAGTACTGACCACGAGGATCAGCTGACAAGCTATGAGGCACAGGTGGATTATTATACCAACTATATAAAAGGCAGAGATGACTGGGAATTTGCAGGATTATATTCTGATGAAGGCATTAGTGCCACTAACACCAAACACCGAGATTGTTTTAATCAAATGATTACCGATGCACTTGCAGGAAAGATTGATCTTATCATTACAAAGTCAGTCAGCAGATTTGCAAGAAATACGGTGGATTCCCTCTCGACCATCCGAAAATTGAAAGAACATAGCATTGAGTGCTATTTTGAAAAGGAAAACATATGGACCTTCGACAGCAAGGGAGAATTACTCCTTACCATCATGAGTTCCCTTGCACAGGAAGAAAGCCGTTCTATTTCGGAGAATGTCACATGGGGACAGAGAAAACGTTTTGCAGATGGTAAAGTCAGCTTTGCTTACAAACGGTTTCTTGGATATGATAAAGATTCGGATGGTAACATTGTAATCAATGAAGGACAGGCAAAAACAGTCAAATTGATTTACAAGCTATTCCTTGATGGCTTAACAATGCACTCTATAGCAAATGAACTGACAAAGAGAGGTTTAAAAACCCCTGCCGGTAAGGATAAATGGAGTCAATCAACTGTCAGAAGTATTCTGACCAATGAAAAGTATAAGGGCGATGCCTTGCTGCAAAAGTCATACACCGTGGATTTCCTTACCAAAAAGACAAAAATAAATGAGGGAGAAGTTCCGCAATACTATGTAGAAAATAATCATCCTGCCATCATAGATCCTGAACTATTTGATCTGGTGCAGACTGAAATCCAGCGAAGAGGAAAAGGAAATGCAAGGTATAGCGGAGTGACAATATTTTCTTCCAAGGTTCAGTGTGCTGAGTGCGGCGGTTGGTACGGCAGCAAGGTATGGCACTCCAACGATAAATACCGAAGAACCATCTATCAATGCAACAACAAGTTCAGGCATAAGACAAGATGCTCGACTCCACATTTAACAGAGTCTGAAATAAAAGATTTTTTTGTAAAGGCAATGAATCAGCTTATAACGGAAAAGTCAGAGATTCTTGAAAACCTTCAACTGATACGAACGACACTTTGCGATAGTGAAGATTTAATCAAACAGAAAGAGTCATTGGGAGAAGAAATCGCGGTTACTGTAGAAATGACACAGAATATTGTAGCGGAAAATGCCAGGGTGACACAAAACCAAGATGAATACAATAAAAGATATAACTCTTTGGTAGAGCGATATGAAAAGTTGAAAAAAGAATACGATAATGCTTGTGCTGTTATATCTGAAAAAGATGCGAAGTATGAACAGATGGGCAGATTCATCACGGTTCTTAATGATCAATCGGAATTCATAAGCGAATTTGATGAGGCACTTTGGGGCAGTTTGGTTGAAAAGATAGTTGTGAAAAGTAAGTATGATGTGATGGTGGTGTTCAAGGATGGCACTGAAATAAAAGCAGTATGATTTAGCAGTTATGGCACTCAAGATTTTGTCCTGGGTGTTTTTTTAATTTGTAGAACTGCAATAATTCTGTAATTGAATAAATTGCTGTTATGTGTTAAAATAAATTATCTTATTTGTGCAATAAATTCATAATCACGAGGAGAGTGAATATGTTAAAAAATAATATAGAAGTAGATGTAAAAGTTAAGTGTATAGAGAATGGAATCACGCAGGCTCAGCTTGCAGAGAAATCTGATACATCCAGTCCGTATGTTAATCGGATAATCAAGAAGAGTGATGGTGTCGTTAACAAGACCTTCATTCGTATGATGGAAGAACTCGGCTATGATGTTGAACTTACTTATGTAGAAAGAACGGAGGGCTAATATGTATTACGATACCTTAAATTCTGAACAACAGGTTTCTTACCTAATTAAGCCGATTATCGAAGTTCTACAAGAGGCTGGAGGTCAACTGGAACGCTCGGAAATAAGAGATAGAATTAGTGAAAAAGATGAGCATATTGCAGAATTTGAGCAGAAAATTTATACAGCGATTAAGACTGGTAACCAATATAAGAAATTTGATTTCAAGTTCAATTTTGCTCTTAAAGAATTAAGCTATGTTGGGTATCTCATGTATGAAAAGTACAAACCCCTTGTTACTTTAACCGCAAAAGGGGCGGCTATCGATTTAGATGATTTTGATGTTAAAACAGAAGTGCGAGAAAAGGCAGCAGTTTATTGGGAGGAAAAAGCGGCAAAGAATAAAGATAGAAAAGCAAATACAGCAGATGAGATTGAAGAGGACAGCAAGCCCGATGAAGATGATGTTCTTGACGATGTGAAAGTAAAACTTCAAAGCGCTATTGCTAATATGTCACCTAAAAAGTTTGAGCAGTTCTCCAGAGCTTTACTTACAAAAATGGGAGTACAGTTTACAGATAAAGGAGTAAAAGTATCAAATGATGGAGGTATTGATGGATATGGATACCATACGGATGATGACGATTTTAGAACAACTCGTGTGGTAATTCAATGTAAACGATATAATACTGCTCCTGTAAGTGAACCAGATATCAATCAGTTCTTAGGTGCTATGAATAAGTTTCAGGCTGATTACGGTGTGTTTATTACGAATAGCAGATTTACAAACGCTGCTAGAATTGCTGCAAGAGAAGGAACACCAATTACATTGATTGATGGGAATGATTTCATCAGACTTGTTATAAAATATGAGTTATTTATAACTCCGGTTACCACTTATGTTCTTGATGACTTTTATGATGAGGAATAGTAAATGAAACAAAACACCAATGGCTGTGAAGTAAAAAATTATCTGGAATCTACTAGAAAGCAGTTGATTGAAATATTAGATAAGATAGGTAAAGAGTAGGAGTGATTGTAATTGGGAGAAAAGCTTTATA